TTATACTAAGTGCCGTCGTTCTGGCTACACTAATGTATGCTCTTCTGTCCTGGTGGACGAAGCTAGTCAAGTTAAAGAGAAGCTTCTTGGCATACAGTCGAAGACTGGTAAAGACTCACAGGAAAACATATTCATGAAGAAGGTGGTTGCGATATTTCGCAGCTACCCATTCTTCTTCAAGCCCATCCAGGACGGAACTACAAACCCTCGTATGGAGCTGGCATTTCGTGAGCCTTCTAAGCGTATTACGAAGAACAACAAGACTTCTCAGATTGGCGACGCTCTCAATACGGTAATCAACTGGAAGAACACCACTAATAACGCATATGACGGTGAGAAGCTACATATGTTATACCTCGACGAGGCTGGCAAGTGGGAGAAGCCTACTGATATAAGGGAGGCCTGGAGGATTGAGCGCACTTGCTTAATTGTAGGTAAAAGAGTAGTGGGTAAAGCCCTGGTGGGAAGTACAGTAAACCCTATGAATAAAGGCGGCGACGAGTATAGAGAGCTGTGGGCTGACTCCGATCCAAACGAAAGAAATCAGAACGGACGAACCAGGTCTGGACTATACAGAATATTTATCCCAGCCTATGACGCGCTGGAAGGATTCTTTGATGTGTATGGTAATGCTGTTGTCGAGGACCCATCACAAAGCACACACATACAAGGTATAGATGGGGAGGTTGTCGATCAAGGCAGTAAGACTTACCTCAAGAACGAGCGTAGTTCATTTAAGAACGACCCTTCTGAGCTGAATGAAATAATTAGGCAGTTCCCCTTTACAGAGGACGAGGCCTTTAGAGATAGTATCGAGGGTAGTCTATTTAATATAGGTAAGATCTACCAGCAGATAGAGTTCAATGAGGATATGTTCCCTAACCCCGTGGTAAGAGGTAACTTCATATGGAGGAAGAAAGACGAAGAGGTTGTGTTCTCCCCAGACCCAAACGGTAGGTTTAGGGTGTCCTGGATGCCACCCGATCACCTAAGGAATAAAAAGAGTGACGAGCGAGGCAAAAGGACGGCCCCTAACGGTCATATCGGCGTTGGAGGGGTTGACTCATATGACTTAGACGCTACAGTGGACGGACGGGGCTCTAAAGGGGCTCTACATATGTACAATAAGTTCAACATGGATGTACCTTCCAATATGTTCGTAGTGGAGTACGCTTCTCGCCCAGACCTAGCCAGCATCTTCTATGAGGATGTTTTGATGTGTGCTTTCTTTTACGGGTATCCTTTACTTGTAGAGAACAATAAGTACGGTATCGTAAGGTACTTTGAATCAAGGGGTTACGACGGATACTTAATGGACCGACCTGACTTCTTAAAGACGGGCAACTCCTCGGTAAACGTAAGGACTAAAGGTATCCCGTCTAACTCGCAGGATGTGATACAGTCTCATGCCCAGGCTATTGAGGCTTACATACACGATCATGTAGGCATAAAGGCTGAGACTGAGGAGTTTGGGAATATGTACTTCAACCGAACTCTGGAGGACTGGATTGCTTACAAGATAGATAAGCGTACTAAGTTTGACCTTACTATTAGTTCTGGTCTAGCACTCCTTGGTGCTCAGAAATCAAAGAAGAAAGAAAGGCCTGTTTCTAACTTTAACGACAAGAAGTTTTTCAGGACTCACAAGCCGAAAGCTTGGCACTTCTAGTTTTACTATATTTGCATTGAGTTATAAGAACTCTACTCATTGCAGATGCACAGTAACAACAAAAAATCTAGCTTCCCAGACCCGCTGGCCTCATCTGAGCAAAAGCAAAGCAGGGCTTACGGCCTTAGCTATGCCAAGGCTGTATACAAGCAGTGGGGTAAGATGGATCAACAGAACTCTATCTTCGGTAACAGGAAGAAGACGTTCGAAAGAAATCGCCGCTACGCTAACGGAACTCAAGATACAGCTATTTATAAGTCTCTTCTTACTTCATTAGATCCGAATAACGGGGATGGGAGTATGCTTAATATTGACTTCACCCCAGTACCTATCTTACCTAAGTTTGTTAGGATTGTAGTAAACAAGATCCTGTCTTTATCCCCATACCCAAACCTGGAGGCTATTGACCCCCTCTCTTCCTCAGAGAAAGATAAAGAGAGAAGGAAGATCGAGATGATGATCCAGGCTAAGCAGCAGCTGGCTAAGATCGAGGAGAAGACTGGGGTTAGCGTAGGTATGAAGTCCTCAGAGATTCCAGAAACCCTGGAGGAGGCTGAGATATTTATCGGTAATAATATCAAGTCATCTTCTGAGATTGCCGCCCAGATAGGAACTAACCTAACCCTTGAGTGGAACGACTTCAACGACTCTACTTTACGTAGGTGTGTAAACGATCTTGCTATTGCTGGTATGGCTGTAGTTAAGCGTTCTAACGATCCTAACTACGGGATTAAGACCGACTATATAGACCCCATTAACTTCGTCCATAGCTTTACGGAAGATCCAGACTTCGGAGATCTCACATATGCTGGTCATGTAAGATATGTTCCTATCCAGGAGCTTAAGCGCATGGCTGGAGATCAGTTCACAGAGGAGGAGTTTAAGGAGATAGCGGATAAAGCTCAGAAGAAGTATGGGTACGACGCAAGCAAGCTAACTCAATCCTCTTACGACAGGGTGAACAACCAATCTAACTTCGGTTACGACGAGTATATGGTTGAGGTACTGGACTTTGAGTTTATGTCCGTTGATTGCGAATACTTTGAGAACAAAGAGAGTAGATACGGTAACGTAGGTTTTTACTCTAAAGGGGAGGCCTATAAAGGACCGCAGAACTCTGTATTTAACAGAGAGGTAGTAAAGCTTGAGTCTGCTTCCGTGTACGGAGGCTGTTACGTATTGGGGACTGATTTCTTGTTTAATTATAGCAAGAAGAATAACATTCCAAAAAACGTTCACGATATCTCCAAGACTAATCTATCGTACTCGGTTTGCTCTACGAACATCCTCGATATGATGCCTAAGTCTATGGTTGATAGCTGTATCGGTTTTGCTGATCAGTTGCAGCTTACGCATTTGAAGATTCAGCAGGCGGTAGCTAAGGCGAAGCCAGACGGGATCATCATTGACATCGAGGGTCTAGAGAACGTACAATTAGGTAAAGGTGGGGAGCTACAACCTCTTGATCTTCATGATATTTACGAGCAGACTGGTGTGTTCTACTATAGAAGTAAGAACCCAGAGGGAGGATTCCAGAACCCACCTATCAGAGAGATCGGTAATAGTATTCGAAACATCAACGAGCTTATAGGTCTTTACAACCACTACCTGCGTATGATCCGTGATGCTACGGGGATTAACGAGGTGATGGATGCTTCCTCACCAAAGGGAGACGCCCTGGTTGGGGTTAGGCAGCAGGCCTTGGCAGCAGCTAACAATGCTATATATGATATCACTAATTCATCTATGGTGCTGTACAAGAAGGTTTGCAGCGACATCGTTAAGTGCTTGCAGGTGATTCACCCTGACTCGATTCTGTATCGTATCTATGAGAACGCTATCGGGGCAGAGAATATGTCTGTACTGAGTTCTTTCAAGAACCTAGCTATGTATAACTTCGGTGTACGTGTAGTTAAGGAGATGGAGGAGGCTGAGCGTCAGTACCTTGAGCAGAACATTCAGATTGCTTTATCCCAGAAGGAGGTTGACCTGGAGGATGCGATTGCTATTCGCCAGCTCAAGGATATCAACCAGGCCGAACGATTGTTGATAGTGCGTCGCAAGAAGCGTATCGCTATGAACCAGCAGATCGCTATGCAGAACTCTCAGCAGCAGGCTCAGATCCAGCAGGCCTCTGCCCAGGCTACATCCCAGGCTAAGCAGCAAGAGATGCAGATGGAGGCACAACTAAAGGCCCAGGAACTACAGCTTAAGACGCAGCTTGAGGCACAGCTTGAGGAGGTGAAGCATGGGTTTAGAAAAGAGATTGAGATGATCAAGGCTCAGGCTACGCTTGGATTCAAAGAGGACGATGAGAACTTCAAGGAGAAGCTCGAAGTACTTAAAGAGGACAGGAAAGACGATAGAGTCAAGAAGCAGGCCGTTGAGCAAAGCAAGTTGCTTTCTCAGCGTCAGGGAGAGAGAAGTGAGCTTCCAGAAGAATCAGGAGATATTACATCAGAAATACTAGGCTAATATGGCTAATAAACTAAATTTAGACCAATCCCAAAGGGTAGACATCGTTTGTAGAAAGAACGATACGTTTGCGCTAAAACTTCAGATTAGCGACGAGAACGGAACTGCTGTTGATTTATCTAGCGGCTGGAGTTTCAATATGGATGTACGAACGGCAGATACTGACGACTCTAATCCAATTATGTCTACTGAGATTCTCGCTAATCCAGCAGGTCAAGACGGGCGCATAACGACCGATGGGTCGGGTTCTATGAACTCTTCTGGTGAGGTTTTATTTACATGTCAGGCTGAAGACATGGATGTTGCTGCTGGATTATATGTATACGATATACAGCAAGTAGACACTAGTTCGGATCCAGATATCGTAGAAACCGTCCTGTACGGCACCTTTCAGATTAATGAAGACGTTACGATCACAGCTTAATGTCTCGTATTAAAATACAAATAACAACCCCGTCTAACAACGTGATTAAAGTGTCACCTGGGGTATCTGCGCTTTCTAGTGTGCAGCTCTATTTAAATGATCTGGTTAATGTAGACACCTCGTCTGGTCAGGATGGTTATGTTTTGACTCAGCAGTCTGACGGTAGCTTTGCTATGGAGGCTGTCGCTACCACCTTAGGTGATCTTACCGACGTAATTATAATCGGAGCTCTAGAGACTGGAGACGTACTCGTATATGACAGCCCTAACACGAGGTGGGTAAGGAGTAACAGTCTTAAAAGCCTTATAGATAAGTTTAAGGGGAGCTCTGCTGGAGCTCAGGTTTATGATACTCTTTTAGATACAACGAAGGGCTATCTTGATGTTCAGTCAGATACAGCAACCCTTAAGGTAAATAATACTGGATTTTCTTTATCTGAGTCTAGCCCAGGAACCATAGAGTTTCAGGTTGCTACAGATGCTGGTGGTACTACTCAGTTTACGGCTGCCAGTATTGATGGACAGGCCACACAGGATGTAGCTATATTTAACATTAGCAACGGCACATACCTACATATAAATGGAGCAAGCGGTTATGCTAGAATTAACCCCCCTTCTGGTGGGAATATCGGTCTAACTCTTCCCAATGTCTCAGGTACTTTAGCTCTAACCTCTGACATTCCATCGGTTACAGGTCTTATACCTGGAGGAACAACAGGACAGGCTCTTGTAAAGGCAAGTAATTCTGATTATGATGTAGAGTGGGCAGACATCGCAATTGATACCCAATACCACGATCGCTTTGCAACAGACGCAGAGACCTTCCGAAGCGGTGCAACAGATACGGTTGAGCTGTACTACACAGCCAAAGCGGACGGAGATGGACTTGCAGAAGATGCAGAGAGCGACACCCCAACAGCGGGCAAGGTTATCAAGAGGAAGATATATTACTCCGAGGCAGCGTTCGCAGATCCCGACACGGCTACTTGGGTAGAGTTTACAACACTCGCTGACGATATTACATTCGCTAACGCAAAGGCGGCTCTTTTGGAGTATCTCAAAGCGAGGACGG